ATTCGATTGCGATTTCGTCCACACCTTCATCAGGATGGACAGAGTGGACAAGCCAAGATCCGCGCAGACCTTCGACCTTAACTGACATACCGACTTTGATATCTTCGATTTTCATCACGGGGACAGAGTAGTCTAGGGGAATGGGCTTTGCAAACTATTTTTTGAACTATTTTTTCCGAAGAAAATGCTGCGCCAACACTAGAAAATGCATTTTGTCAAGCTAATTTTTGCGCAGACTCCAGGCGACACCAGGAAAAAATTTTTGAAAATTTTCTTTACTATGGGGCGGGCATGGGATAGTCTTTTCTCGATATGAAAATTGATTCAATCAAAGCGGGTTCCATCGCAACAATTCTACTTAAAGGGGAACACAAAATGAACAAAGGGGGGCGGGGCGGCATTGCCCCGAATCCCCTTTTCGGTAGGGTGACAAGGGATCATCGTGTTGTCGTCAATGCTGCGGGCATAGGTTCCTATGGACGAAGGCTAGAAAAGGATGGGCGGGAACCTGTTGGCAAGCCGACTTGGTGGGAGTGGGTGCGGGACGGTGTAGTGCGCCATAAGACGACGGGGGAACTGTATTTTGCTGGGCTTCCCACGTCTGCGAAAATCAATGCCCGATACCTTGTTGATGGGCGGGAAGCTACGGAAAGCGAATTGCAAACGATTCGTGCCTATTCGCCAGAAAAGGACGATCCTGAATTTTTGCTTTTCAAGCTGGAAAACGTCTCGAATCTTCAGGACTAAGGTCGGAATCCTTGCCGCTTGGCAAGGATTTTTTTTGCCTTCGTTTACTAGCAGGTTTCGGGCCAACCCTACCCATTTTTGAAAAAATTTGACTTGGCACGCTTCATGCTAGGGGGGGAGGGGTTCACCCTCATTCTCCCCAATTCAATTAACCTATTTCATATATAAAAATCCGACTATATATATACCCCCCCTACCCATTTTCAGAAAAAACAACAAAAACCACATTTTAATATTCTGTGAGGGTCTAAATATCGGGCGGGGTATTTTTTATATAACTGTTTGTCATATAACAATAAGCTCTATAAATACACTCTATATCATCATGCAATCTGCCGAGTCCCAAATTGCAGCTATTACAAATATATCCTCTAAAGCTATGATTATAATGACAATGATCCAATATCCAGTTTTCTGTATATAAGTTACAAATTGGGCAAAAACCGGGCGGCGGCGCTGGATGTTGCGCTTTTAAATCTCTGCGAATAACGGCCAATTTCTTAGAGCATTCTTTGCATGTGTTTTTGCGGCCAGCTTCAGATGTGGAGAAATATGGAAAATCTTCTATAGGTTTATCGATAAAGCATGCGCGACATTTTTTATTATTATTCACGAATGTAATATTATAATAGCTTAGAAGATGAAAGACAAAAAGAAGGATCAATCTCCTAAAATAACGCAACGTGAAAAAATTAAAGATTCATTATCGATAAGGTCTTTAAATTGGACCGCGAAACAAAAAGAGTTTATTGATTTAGCAACAAACAAAGATACTCGCGTTATTTTTATAAATGGGCCTGCTGGAACTTCGAAATCAATTATTGCGACATATGTTTCATTATTATTATTAAATGATAAAAGAGTATCTGATATTATATATATAAGGTCCGCAGTTGAAAGCAGTGACAGCAAAATTGGTTATTTGCCGGGAGATGCTGATGAAAAATTACATTATTATAATCTGCCGTTTTTGGAAAAATTAGATGAATTACTGCCCCGCGCCGAAGTTGATAAACTTGAAAAAGATGAGCGAATTTCAATGTATCCTGTTAATTATTCGCGTGGAATGAGCTGGGCGGCAAAAGCTATTATTTTTGATGAAGCACAAAATAGTACAAGCAAGGAGATAATTACTGTATTAACTAGATTAGGAGAGTTCAGTCGCTGTTTTGTTCTCGCGGATCCAATGCAAACGGATTTGCCACAAAACAAGGCTGGAGGCTTCGAAAAGCTATTCACCTTGTTTTCTGACGAAGAAAGTAAAATGCATGGTATTCATACATTCTGCTTCACTGAAGAAGATATTGTAAGATCAAAAATTGTAAAGTTTATGGTGAATAAACTTAAAAATCTGAAATAATAATATACATATATGAAAATTTACTGTCAGAAATGTGGTACGCCACACAATTCGATGGAAAAACCCAACTTCTGCACTAACTGCGGAAACTCGTTTAATTCTAAAATGGCGGCGGCAAGCTCTGTGAACCCCAGAGCGGTCAAACAAATTCGTCCAAGGTTAGCGCAAACTGAATCTTCTTATTCTGAAGAAGATGATGATGGTTTTGAGACAGAAATTGATACTGATTTGGCATTTAGTGCTTCTAAACTAGATGTTGATATTGAAAAAGAAGAAAGCTCAAAGATCAAAATTGAAAATGTACTAGGAACTTCAAGTTCGAGTTCAATTGAGCAAAGAGGATCAGAAGGCGGCTACACAATGGATGATTTTCGTAGAGAAGCGGGTTCAATCAAGAACCAATGAACAAAAAAAGAAAAAAGTCGCCATCTTTTGAAGAGTCTATATCTGTTATAGACAATGAAATAAAGAAAAGGAGAAACAAGTGGAATCTATCTAGTTTAAGCTGGATAGATTTTGACGACGTATCTCAGATTATACGAATTCATATTTATAAAAAGTGGCACCTTTATAATTCAAAAAAGCCTTTGGCTCCTTGGGTGAATCGTATCATATCGAATCAAATCAAGAATTTGATACGAAACAACTATTTGAATTTTATTAAACCATGCGCCCAATGTCCCGAAGCGGAGCCAGATGAAGGGTGCAAAAAGTTTGGTAAACAATGCTCGAATTGTCCTCTTTACAAAGAATGGGAAAAAAATAAGAAACATGCATACAATCTAAATATGCCTGTACCATTTGAGTCTTTGGAAAATTGCGCGTCCACAAGTTATGAAGATTCTATTGATATTGATAAGTTCAAAATTGATCTTGATCAAAAAATGAAAAAAATATTAAAGCCGTTAGAGTGGAAATTGTATGAAATGCTGTATATAAAAAAGATGACGGAAAAGCAAGCGGCGAAAAAGATGGGCTACAAAAGCAGCGAGGAAAATAGAAATCCCGGCTACAAACAAATAAAAAACATGCAGAAATCTATTATTAAAAAAATTAAAGCCGGAATTCAAAATGGCAGTATAGAAATTTATTAATATGTTAACCGAAGAACAGCAAAATCTAATCATCAATGAGTGGAATAATCGTCCTGATGATCCACCTTCATTGTTGGAACTAATTAAATTAGTTTATCCAGATAAACCTGAATTAGATGGGCGCTGTAAAGAAGGTAAATTTGTTCAAGCATTTTTAGCAAAACGTAGCTTAAAAGCAAGAGGCGCTCATGAATATAAGAAAACTAAAGCGCCAGATTTAACAGAAGAAAACAAACAGTTTATTTTGAATAACGCCAAAACTATGAAGGCGTTAGAGATGGCCCGCATTATTTTTGATAATCCAACACTTTCTAATTTAAACAATGAAACTAGAATTGTCGCTAAATTCGTTTCTGAAAACATTCTTCCTGAAGATGTTTACAAAGAACAAGAAGAAATCGCGCAGGAAGATTACGTTTCTCCAAGATCCTTAGATAAAGCGATAAATAAAGTCAATAGATATATTTATGACTTAAATTTAAAGCGCGAAACATTAAATTCTAGACAAAAGAAAGATTTAGAATGCTTATTGAAGTATATCAATACATATCGATTTGTTCATCAAATTAATTCTTATGAGGGCGCTGTTGATAGAGATTTATTTGAAAGTTCATTTATACGTTATACATATGATAAAAATGATCTTACAGAAGAAGAAGTAGATCAATATATTATTTTGGCTTCAGAAGTAGTTATAGCTTCAAATATTCAACGACGAGTAGAAAAGCTTCAAAAAATATTAGAGAATGCTACTGATAATGACGCCAGAATTTCAATGGGTCTTGTTGAATCAATTAATACGGCGCAAAGTGAATACAATCAATGCGTTGGCAGACAACAAAAACTTGTTAATGATCTAAAAACTAAACGCTCTGAAAGATTAGGTAATCAAATCAAGAGTAATGCTAGTATAATAAATTTGATACAAGCTTGGAAAGAAGAAGAATCGCGCCAAAAAATGATTCGATTAGCTGAAATGAGAAAGAAGACTCTAGAAGAAGAAACCGTCAAGATGGAAGAGATGGATGAATTGAAATCTCGAATTCTTGGTATTTCAAGGGAGGAAATTCTAAATGGTTAAATGCAAAATATGTCATAAGTCTTTTGAAGAAGACAAGAATTTGCATTCACATTTAAAGTCTCATAAAATAACAGTTTCTGATTATTATCATACTCATTTTCCTAGAAAAGATCTTCTTTCTGGGGAGTTAATTATATTCAAAAATAAAGAGCAATATTTTGAAAGTGATTTTAATTCTAAAATTAACTTTAAAAGATGGGCGAAAAATTCAGACCCTTTGATCGTTGGAGATTATTGCAAATCTTTACTGCTGAAGAGAAAGAATAAAAAGAAATCTATTTATCCATTTTCGCAGGTTGAATTAAAGTCTTCTGGTATTCCAAGTATAAATTTTTTAGAAACAATAATTGGAGATTATTATAAGTTCTGCGAGGACAATGGCTTTGAGAAGAAATTTTTAAATGTAAATAATTTGCAGATAGAAAATAATATTCCATCTGATTTATTTATTTACGTAGATACAAGAGAGCAAAAGCCTATTGACTTTTCTATGCAAACTCAAGTCAAAAAATTAGACTTTGGAGATTATTGTCTTAGTGATTTGGATGTTTCTGGAAAGACTTTCATAGAAAGAAAATCTTTGAAAGACTTCATTGGAACATTAGTCGCGGGATATGATAGATTTTGTCGCGAAATAGAGCGAGCCGCAGAAAATGAAAGTGTAATTGTCGTTGTTGTGGAAAACGATTTATCAACTTGTTTGAAATTTAATTATCTATCTTATATTTCTAGAAATACAAAAGTTAATCCAGACTTTGTTTTTCATAAAGTGCGCTCTTTGATGAGTATATATAAAAACGTGCAGTTTTTATTTGTAGATGATAGAAAAGAATCTTCTAGAGTTATAGAAAAAATATTTATTAATAAAGATATAGCGGCAAATTATGATTTGCAGCTATTATATGATATAAAGAAATTATGATCTACTGCCCAGATAAATACAAAGGAAATTTCGTAGATTTAAATCAAGAGTATAAAATGCTAAAAGGCGAGCTTGATGATAAAGAAGCTCGTATTACTTTAGCAAAATTTTTAAGAAACAATGTAGGATTTACTGCTGAACTTTTATCTGGAATTAAATTGGCGCCATATCAAGAGATGACTCTCAAAGGTATGATGAACCGTAATTTTTCCATGTGTGTATGGGGTCGTGGTTGTGGTAAAAGTTTTATTGGTAGTATTTTTTGTTTTTTACAATGCATCTTTGAACCCAATACAAAAATTCTTATTGCAGGTCCAACTTTTAGAACTGCTCGTTTTATTTTTAATTATTTAGAGAAGATCGTTGATTCAAAAGGCGGCGAACTTCTTCAACAAGCTTTTGGCGCGAAGGCGAAACGAAATGATCAATACGAATGGCAAATTAACGGAGGTTCAATAACAGCCATTCCTCTCAATGGAGAAAAAATTCGTGGCTTTCGCGCTAATATTCTCGTCCTTGATGAGTTTCTTCTTCTCTCTGAGGATATTATCAAAACTGTACTCATGCCGTTTCTTGTCGCTCCTCAAAACATGAAGGAGCGTATGGAAATTCGCGAATTAGAAGATCGATTAATTAAAGAAGGTCGCATGACTGAAGAAGAAAGAATGGCGTTTCCAAATACATCCAAGATGATTGCTCTTTCTTCCGCGTCTTTTACTTTCGAGAATTTGTATAAAACATATAAAGAATGGAATGATAAAATTTATTCTAATGAAGTAGGAGATGCTAAATATTTCATTTCTCAAATGAGTTATGAAGCATTACCTTCTCACATGATTGATAACACTGTTATTGAAGAAGCTCAAAATGGTGGCACATCTCATAGCTCCTTTTTAAGAGAATATTGCGCCCGATTTACAGATGGTAGTGATGGTTATTTTAGTGCTAAAAAAATGCATGAATGCACTATTCCTGATGGCGAAGATCCAACAACACTTTTGAAAGGAAAAAGTAATACTAAATATATATTATCAATTGACCCAAGTTTCTCAAATAGTCCAAGCTCTGATTATTTTGCTATGTCCGTATTTGAATTAGATGAAGAGGCTAAACAAGGAACATTAGTTCATGGATACGCAGTAGCTGGAGGTAATTTAAAAGCTCATATTAACTATTTGTATTATTTGATGACTAGTTTTAAAATTGTTATGATTTGCATCGATAATGCTGGTTATCAATTTATTGATAGCGCCAAAGAAAGTGAAATATTTAAAAAGAGTAATATCTCTTTATCTTTTTTTGAAGCCGATACTACTTTAGAAGGAAATGAATATATTCAAATGACTCGTAAAGCTTCGCGTGAATATAATGTAGAAAAAGGATCTATTTGTTTCAAGCAAAATTTTACAACTGATTTTATTAGAAAAGCAAATAATTATTTACAAGCGAACATTGATCATAGAAAAGTTTGGTTTGCCTCTAGGACTTCTGCGAACAATCAAGCTTTTGATAGAGAAAGCTCTTATGGAGTTAATTTAGATATGGTTGGTCATGAATCTATTTTAGATTTCATTGAGTTTCAGGATAATATTATATATCAAACGAAAAAGCAATGCGCTTTGATTGAAGTTCGATCTTCTGCTAAGGGAGTTCAAACCTTTGATTTACCGCAGCATTTGAAAAGAGACAATAGTCCGAATAGAGCTAGAAAAGATAATTATACAACATTTATGTTGGGTAATTGGGCGACAAAGTTCTATTTTGAAATTGAAGCTTCTTCAAAAGTTAAAGAAGTATCTACTTTTTCGCCTATAATGATATAAAAAGTGTAATAATTTAAAATGCCGCAAAGTCTAATAGGATTAAAGCAAATAAAGTCTGGAGAGATTGGCAGTTATATAACTGGAGCTTTAGGTGTATCGAACACTGGAGCTACAGTATATAATTCCAAATCCGTGGTATTTAATGACTCGGTAACTTTCAGTGGTTCAGTTGATTTCAAAGATTCATTTGAAGCTCAAGAAAATTTTAAAGTTAAATCTGGTCTTTTGGTATCTGGCAACATTACAGGTTTAGGAAATTTGAATATTGATGGAGTAGCTCGTTTTGATGGAGACGCTTCTTTTGATAATCCTGTTATTTTCGAAGATCAGATTACGGTCTCTGGATCTTCAAATTTTAAAGGAGCTAGTACTTTTGACAATGAGATTATTGTTAATTCCCCAGCTACTTTTAATGATCCAATCGTAATTACTGATAATTTCAGCGTCGGAGTTGGAACTTCAGTGTTTAGCGGCATTTTCAAAGCTTTAGGTACAAGTACTATAGGATCAAATGCAGGTTCTGCAACTAATACTTATTTAGTAGGTAATAATATTTTTTCTGGAGCCTCTAAATTTACTGGATCAGCAGATTTCGCTTCTTACGCTAGATTTTCAGGAGTAACTACTTTTAACAGTGGAGTTACGTTCAATAGCGGAGACATTGTATTCAGCGGAACTGGACAAGCTTTCGCAACAAAAACTCTCTTCTCTGGAGATGTTAGATTTTATGGTAATGTAACAGGATCTAACATAAATGTTACTTCTTCTTTGGGAATAGCAACTAGCGCTTCATTTACTAATAATTCTATATCATATTTTTATAATGATATTTATGTATCAGGAAATTCTAATTCAGTTAATATTATTAGCGGAAGCGAATTAAATTTAAACGATGGAGATTTAACTCAATTAAGTGGATCTTCTGATTATAATCAATCATATATCAATTTAAATAGCGGTTCATTTCTAGAAATTAAAAGTGGCTCAAAAGAAACTTTGTATAAAGATTCTAATTTCGTTGTTAAAAGCGGCGCGAAATTTAATATAGAAACTGGAATATATACTCAAGCGTATGGATCTATTCCTTCTACGGCTTCTGTACCTACTGGGCAATTATATATTCAAGAATTAACAATTGGCGGTGTAACATATCATGTTCTCGCTATAAGAAACTGGGCGGCATAAAATGAAATCTAAATCTAAATTACAAGAAACTCAACCTTTAATGGTAGCAACAGCTTCTTCTGTAACAAGTCAGAGAAGAAATAAAGCTGGAACTATCGAGAGGACTGATAAGTTTAAAAATATTGATGATGGCTTAATACCATTTAAATATACTCGTACTAATTATGCCGATAGAAGCACTATTGATATAAAAGACGCGACGATTTTATGCCAAAAGGCTTATTATAATTTTGCGCAATTTAGAAATGTCATTGACGTAATGACAGAATTTTCAGTTAGTAATCTTTATTTCCAAGGCGGCACTAAAAAAGCTAGAGATTTTTTTGACGCATTATTTAAAAAGATTAATCTTTGGAGCTTTCAAGATAGATTTTTCAGAGAATATTATCGTTCTGGAAACGTTTTCATTTATCGTTTTGAAGGAGAGCTTACTCAAGAAGATACAAATAGATTATCTCAAATATTAGGGCGAGGTCCTTTAGATACAAGTAATGTAAAAATCCCTGTTCGTTATATCATTATTAATCCTGTTGATATTCAATTTTCTAGCGGCACATCTTATTTAACTGGTAAATATTATAAAGTTCTTAGCGAATATGAATTAAGTAGATTAAGAACAATTACAACTGAAGAAGATCAGCAAATTTTTGATAGTTTTGACGAAGAGACTCAACATTTAATTAAGGTTTCTAAAATTGGATCTTTAAGAATTGTTTTAAATCCAGAAAGATTTAGATCTGTTTTTTATAAAAAGCAAGATTACGAGCCTTTCGCAGTTCCTATGGGATACCCAGTTCTTGAAGATATTAATTTCAAAGCTGAGTTAAAGAAGATGGATATGGCTATTGCTAGAACAATGCAGCAAGCCATTCTTTTAGTTACAATGGGTTCAGAGCCTGAAAAAGGAGGCATCAATCAAAAGAATCTTGAATCAATGCAGAAGCTTTTTGAGAATGAATCTGTTGGTCGAGTTCTTATTGCCGATTATACTACAAAAGCTCAATTCGTAGTTCCTCAAATTAGTGAATTATTAGATCCTAAGAAATACGAGACAGTTAATAATGATATTAACATGGGTCTTAATAATATTCTTATTGGAGGAGAAAAATTCTCTAATCAAGAAGCTAAAATTGATGTATTTTTAGCGAGATTAAATCAAGGTCGCCAAGCATTTTTGAATGATTTTCTAATCCCAGAAATTAAAAGAATTTCAAAAGCTCTTGGATTTAGAGGATATCCTACTCCTTATTTTGAAGAAGTAAACTTAAAAGATAATACTACTCAAAATCGCGTTTATACAAGATTGTTAGAGCTTGGTGTTCTTACTCCTGAAGAAACTATTAAAGCTATCGAAACTGGAGTACTTCCTGATACTGAAACATCTCTCGAATCTCAAAAAATTACAAAGGATTATCGAGATCAAGGTTATTACAATCCAATTGTTGGTGGTTCAAAACCTGCTTCTGAAGTTGGCAGACCTTCTGGAACCACTTCTATTCCTAAAGAAGCCGCCGCTACTGTATCTTATAGTTACACAAAAATTAAAGATAATATTTTGAAATATCAACAGCTACAAGGATCTGTTGAAAGCTTTTTAAAGAAAAAGCATAACAAAAAGAAGTTAAATGAAAACCAAAAAAATGTAGCTGAAGAAATCACGAAAATTATTATTGCTAATGAATCCATAGATTCTTGGAATCAAAATATAGAAAAATACTGTAATAATCCTATAGATCAAAATTTAGAAAGAGTTAATGAAGTGAATGATATTGCTGTTAGACATAATGTTGATCCATTTATGGCTTCTATTTTATTAAATAGTAAATCATAATTATTTATTAATTCTCCAAATAAAGTGTAATAATAAAAAAATGAGTTTCGAAATTAAACAAGATTCTATTGAAATTGAATATGAGAAGCAGGAGGTTAAAACTCCTGCTGAAGATGTTGCTGTTTCTGGAGAGAGCTTGAACGTCCCTAAATTAGAAAAATTAGACGTTGAAATTGAAGCTAAAAGATCTGGACCAAAAAGCGCCGCGCAAACTCCAGCGAAACCTTCAGAAAGAAAAAAAGGATCTTCTAAAAATAAATCAGGATCTGCTGGACAAGATGGATCCGCAATAACCTTTTCTCGTAAAGTTATAGAAGCTCTTAGTAATAAGGTTAAAGAGCATAATAGTAAAAGCTCTAGAAAAGTCACTCTTAATCAGTTAAAGAAAGTTTATAGACGTGGCGCTGGAGCTTTTAGCTCTTCTCACCGCCCCGGAAAAACAAGAGGACAATGGGCTTTAGCCCGCGTAAACATGTTTTTGCGAATGATGTCAGGTAAATCAGTTAAAGATTCTTATCGAAAAGCTGACTCAGATATCGCTCGCGCTTCTAATTTAATTGATATTTCTGATTATTGGGAAGTAGAAGAAGTTGATTTTGAAAATGCTGAAGCTGATATTAAACAATTTGATTTAAATTATGATTTCGAAGATGTCGAAGAACTTTATTTAGACGACGAAGAAACAACTCATTTATGGTATGAATTATAATCAACACGTAGAAATAGATTTTTCGGCACAAATCTCTGTCGCCGCAAAAGAAAAAAAGACTTTAAACAAACCTTTTAGAACCCCAAATGGTCCTAAAAAGTTTTCAGTTTATGTCAAAAATGACAAGGGCAATATCGTCAAAGTAAATTTTGGCGATCCAAATATGGAGATCAAGAGAGATGATCCCAACCGTAGAAAGAGTTTTCGCGCTCGTCATCATTGCGATACCAATCCCGGTCCAAAATGGAAAGCTCGTTATTGGTCATGTAAAACATGGCAATCAGGAAAATCAGTTACTGAAGTCTTAAAAGCTTCTGTAGATTTATTTCAACAAGAGTGGGACGGAGAAACGTTCTGGGATCAAGATGAATTATTAAAAATTAATCCAGAATTGGCGCAGGCTGATGATATCGAAGTTGAAAAAGATCCAGAAGAAATGCTTTTCAACGCTCAAGAGTCTGCTGAAATGGCTGTTACTATTTTCGATGCTGGCGCTGAGAAATTGAAAGAAATGATTGATTTAATTAAGAATGATCCAGCTGCCGCAGCTAGATGTTCTGATCCTTGGATGTTAGCAGACATCGCTTTGATTGAAAATTATATCAATAATGTTCATGGCTATATTGTTTATCCTAGAGAAGGATATGCTTCAGAAGTAATTGAAAATTCTGAAGATGATTTCGAAGAAGGCTGCGCAGTAATGAATATTAATTCAAAATGTGCGCATTACGGTAGCCAAGGAATTGTAAAAGAAGTTAAAGATTTACCAGATAATATGGGTAAAGTTGTTAGTTATGAAGTAACTAATGATGGAGCTAATTACAAAAAGGGAGATATTTTAGCAAAAACAAAAGATCAATTAAGAAAATTCGATCCTAAAAAGTTTATCCCTTCTACTCTTACTCCTTCTGTTTTAAAACAATTGCAAAAAATTTCTGATGAAATTAATCCTCCTGAAAAAGAACATGGAGAAAAGGAAGGCGGAATTTCAGAGGATGTTAATGAATATCGTTCAAAATACGAAAAAACAAAATGGTAAAGGAATTTTAAATATGAATATAGTATCAAAAATGTTAGAGATTCAGAACCAAATTAAAATTTATCACTGGCAAACATACGGATATGCCGAGCATCAAACCTTTGGTAGTCTCTATGGAAGCTTAACTGATTCTATCGACGATTTTATTGAAGTTTTCATGGGCAAATACGGACGTATTAACGCCAATGGAACTTTCGCTATTACTCTACAAAATTATAAATCAAGTAGTCCAGTTCAAGCAATTGATACTTTTATTACTTATTTGATTGTAGAATTACCAACTCTTTTAGATCCAGTCAAAGATTCAGATCTCTTGAATATAAGAGATGAGATTTTAGGAGATCTAAATAAAACTAAATATCTTTTAACTCTTAAGTAATATGAATGACTCAATCGAACTAGATTTCTCAGAACAAATTGTCGCCGCCCAAAAAACCTTTAAAGGTCAGAAACGCAGCGAACTCAAAGATTCTGATTTCCTTTTTCCAAAAGAGAGAAGTTTCCCAATTGTAAGTCCTCAAGACATTCGTGACGCCATTAGTAATTTTGGTCGTTACAGTGGTTCTATGACTTATGAAGCTTTTATCCAAAAACTTTATAAATTTGCTCAAAAGAAAGGTCCAGAATTTGTAAAAGCTTTTCCAAAGAAAACAAAAGAAAAATTAGGAATCAAGGAATAATATGAAATTTCAATTTCAAACAATTTTTAGTTCAGAAATCAAAACTCTTCATTCAGAAGATTTTGATATGAATTTAGCTTTAGCAAGCTTAGAAAAAATAGGTCAATTTGTTCCAGATGTTGATACTGACGCAAATATTGATTTACTTCCTATTGCTTTTAATGCTTGTGTAGCGAATAGAGTAAATAGAAATGGTGATGTTTTAGATACTAAAACAGCTATTGATATTTATAAAAATTTTATTAATAAACCAATTAATATTGAACATAATAGAGAGAAGATTATTGGCGCAATTTTGAAAGCTGGTTTTAGTGAATTCGGAACAGATGCTCCTTTGACCGAAGAAGAAGCATCTAAAATGGATGGACCATTTAACATCACTCTCGGTGGTGTTTTATGGAAAATCGTTAATCCTAGAATTTCTAAATTAGTCGAAAATTCTTCAGATCCTTCTAGTGAGGATTATTTATCTATCTCTGCTTCTTGGGAGTTAGGTTTTTCTAATTACAATTTAGTTCTTTTAAATCAAGACGAAAAAAATATCGCTACAGCAGAAATTATTTCTGAACCTAGCGAAATTGAAAAATATAAAGGACTTTTAAGATCTTTTGGCGGCAAAGGAGTAACAGAAGACGGTAGAAAAATCTATCGTAAAATTATTGATAAAGTTGTTCCTCTTGGAGTTGGTTTAACTGAAACTCCAGCTGCTGATGTCAAAGGAATTTTAACTTCAAAACCCGTAGAGGAAGAAAAAGAGCAAAATTCCCAAGCAAATCAACAAATTGATATTTCACAAAATAATAAAAACACTGTATTAAATAATAAAGTTATGAAGATTCAAAGTATTTCTGACATTACTGATGAGAGCTTGAAGCAAATTGCTGCTTCCGCTATCACAGATTTCATTTCTGAAGAGCTTAAAAAGGCTTCGGAAACATTCGAGGCTGAAAAAAATCAAGCTCAAGACGCAGTTAAAGCTTCTTCTGAAAAAATCGAAGCTTTGTCTAAAGAGCATGATTCTTTAAAGGCTGAATATGAAAAGCTTTCTGCTACCTTAGCTGAAATTCAAAAGGAGAATGAAGCTAAAGCGAAGCAAGAACTATTTAACCAAAGAATGGCTGGATTCGATGGTGAATTCGAACTTTCTTCTGAAGAGCGCGAAATTATCGCTTCCGATATCGCTGATATGTGTGAAGATGCTTTTGCTGCTTATAAAAAGAAAATGGGCGTATTACTCAAGGGCAAGAAACCTGCTCCTGCTGTTCCCGCTCCTACCGAAGAAAAGGAAAAAGGTAAAATTATGGCTTCCGCAACTGCTTCCGTAAATGAAGCTGTTGAAAATGCTATTGACAACGCCACTGTAAAAGATGGCGGAGTTCCTAATTCTAGCACGGCTTCTGAAAGTGTTCTTGATAAATACAAGAAGGCTTTCGATGAAGATGGATTTGTAGTCCAACTTTAATAAACAAAAAAAATAAATAATAAATAAGGAAAAATTATGGCAACATTAAGACCATTTAGACAAGTTAGCGAATACGATATTCTCGGTTTATTCGCTTATAGCACCGCTGACCTTTCTAGCTCCTCTGTAGCTACTAAAGGTGCAGTCGTTAAAATCGAATCCGGCTGGAAAGCTACCGATGACTTGACTCTCGATTCTGATATCGGAGCTTCATTCGGCAACGTTACTTCTCCTAGATTCAACGTTCCCGCCACAGTCACCCTCTGCGGACAAACCGACACCCCACTCGGAATTCTTCTCCAAGACGTTAAGAATCTCGACGAGAATGGTTTGCCTCTCAAATTCGATCCTCGTAAGGCTGCTGAGATTGGCGCTGTCATTCCCGGCCAAACCGTTCCTATCGCTACTAAGGGCGTATTCTTGCTCAGTGGTATCAATGGAACTCCTGCTGCTGGTTCCAAGATTCATACTTCTGGTTCTGGTGGACTCTCAATCGGTAGCGTTAGCGGAGCCAAGCAAGTTGGTATCTGTTTAGGCGCTGCTGATACTGATGGCTGCACTCTCGCATTGCTCAACTTCAACTCATTCCTTGAGACCTCTGTAGCTTAATAGATAAACAAACTTTAACATAAGGATTTATAACATGAAAATTAAACTTAAAAATACGCCTGAACAAGTTGAGTTAATCAAGGCTATGGGTTCTCGCAACGCTATCGTTGCCAGAGAAGCTCAAGAAGCTTTCGCCGCTTTCCTCGGACCTGTAGTTCAAAAGGTTCTCTACAAAGCTGGTACTTCTAGCGCAATCTATACTGATGCCGAGTACGATGAGGATGATTCTCCTTCTTATCCCCTCGATCTCTACTACAATGAGACCGCTGGATATATCCAAGTCTGGCACCAAAATACTGCTGGTGGTCTCCCCACTTCAGAAGTAACTGGTGGCGGCGAAGTTAAATTCCAAACCTACCGTTTGGATAGCGCTGTTAGCTTCCAAAAGCGTTATGCTCGTCGTTCTCGTCTTGACGTAGTTAGCAAGGCTGTTGAACGTATGTCTAACGAAGTTCTCGTTAAGCAAGAGCGCAATGCTTGGGCTGTTATTTTGAAAGCTCTCGCTAACGGTTCTACCACTCCTAAAGGTGGTTCTGCTCTTAAGCACGTTATCACTAGCGCCACCACCACTTTTGGTTTGGCTGACTTGAACGCTCTTATGACTCGTATGAAGAGAATTAACTCTGCTTACGATGGTGGTACTCCTGTAGCTCCTTACAGCAAGGGAATCACTGATTTGTATGTTTCTCCTGAAATCATGCAACGCATCAGAGCTTTCTCCTTCACTCCTCTTAACACTTCCACCAGCATCAACTCTGCTCCTCAATTACCTGAAGCTGTTCGCGAAGAGATTTATCGTGCCGCTGGCGCTCAATCTATCTTCGGCGTAAACCTCAATGAGCTTCTCGAACTTGGTGTTAGCAAGAAGTACAACGTTCTTTTCGGTTCCTTCCTCGGCGCCGGAAATAACCTCGGAAATGCTGCTGGCAGCACTGATTTCTCTACCTCTGGTGACGAACTCATCGTTGGTATCGATAACAGCAAGGGAGCCTTTATTCGTCCTGTTGCTCGTCAAGCTGAGAGCGGTGGTACATTCACTGCTATCCCTGATGACCAATTCAACAATAACAGAGCTGATAAAACTGGTTTCTACGGATTTATCGAAGAGGGTCGCATGTGCTTAGACGCCCGTGCCATCGTCGGTATCTCTGTCGTTGACGCCTAATTCAACTCTTAACAAAGTCGGGGAGGAGAAATCCTCCCCGATTTTTTTTGTTTATATATATATTTTTTTTATAATAATTTAGTATGGCGAAGAAAAAGAAATCATTAGAAGATATGTCTCAAATTCACGCTATGGAA